TCGTGCCCCAAAACAAGTTATGACTGAATCAAAAGACACTTATGCTCAACCTTACATTGAAAAACCAAAACAACTATCAGCTCAAGAACGTAGAGACATGTTTGCTGGTATGTTAGGTGAAATGCAGAATGGAGGCGCAGCTAACACAGCATATGCTGGAAACTTTAACCCAGGAAATGCTGACACAGTTAATGGAGCCTTACCAGAAGGACAAGTTTCTTTAGACCAAATAATGGGATTAATGACTAAATAATGGCATTTGGAGTAATACAAAAATACCCTATTGAAGTAACTAGTTCTTTAAGACCTCAAAGAGCAGTAGGGGTGAGTATTCCTTTTAATGCTGATGCTGTTTTTAGATCAACATATACAACAGCAGAACAAATTAAGTCTAACTTAATTAATTACTTTTTAACCAATAAAGGAGAAAGAGTATTTAATCCTACTTTTGGATCAAGTTTAAGAGAATATGTTTTTGAACAATTAACTAATCAAACTTATAGTAGTTTAGAACAAGTTATTCAAAATGATGTTCAACAATTTTTCCCTAATGTAACAATAGAAAATTTAAACATATATGGTTTTGAAGATAGTAATGAAATGCAAATAGAATTAACATATTCTGTTAAAAACTTTGGAATAAATGATACAATAACCCTTACATTATAATGGCTAACGTTAATAGAAATATAAATTATTTAAATAGGGACTTTACAAGTTTCAGAAATACTTTAATTGAGTATTCTAAGACTTATTATCCTAATACTTACAATGACTTTACTCCAGCATCACCAGGAATGATGTTTATGGAGATGGCTGCTTATGTAGGTGATGTTTTATCATTTTATTTAGATAACCAAGTACAAGAAACTTTCTTACAATATTCAAGACAAGTCACTAACATTTTTGACTTAGCTTATATGTTAGGTTATAAACCTAAAGCAACTAATGTATCTGTAGTTGATGTTGATTTTTATCAACAAGTACCAGCTATTGGTTCAGGAGTTAATAATGTTCCTGATTATAATTACTCTTTAACATTACTTTCAAACACACAAGTTTCTACAGGAGGTACTACTTTTATTATTGAGGATCCTATTAACTTTGCAAGAAGTAGTTCATTAGACCCTACAGAAGTTTCAATATATGAAATTTCAGGAGGTGAGCCATTATTTTATCTTTTAAAGAAAACTAGACAAGCATATTCTGCTACTATTAAAACAACAGAATTTACTTTTGGAAATTATCAAGCTTTTCCAACTGTTTTAATTGATGATTCTAATATTGTAGGAATTTTAGATATAACAGATAGTGAAGGTAATGTTTGGTATGAAGTAGATTATGTTGGACAAGAAATGGTTATGGATTCTATTAAGAATACTAACCAAAATAATCCTAACTATTCAGCTGGAGATAATGCTCCTTATCTTTTACAACTTAAAAAAGTTCAAAGAAGATTTGCTACTCGTTTATTAGACGCTACTACTTTACAAATACAGTTTGGAACAGGTAATCCTTCTGACACAGATGAAGTTATAACTCCAAACCCAAACAATGTAGGTATAGGTTTACCATTTGGAAAAGATAGTTTAACTGTAGCTTATTCTCCAACTAACTTTTTATATACAGATACTTATGGTATTGCACCTGTTAATACTACTTTAACTGTAAGATATTTAACAGGAGGAGGAGTTAATTCAAATGTAGCTGCAAACAATATTAATAGATTAATAACAACAGCTACTTTTTTAAATAATAATTTAACAACAGCTGTAGCTAATAACATTTTAGCTTCATTAACAGTTAATAACCCAACTGCTGCTTCTGGTGGAAAATCAGGAGATACAGCTAATGAAATTAGACAAAATACTTTAGTTAATTATCAAGCTCAATTACGTAACATTACCCTAGATGATTATCTAGTTAGAGCTTTATCTATGCCTTCAAAATATGGTGGAGTTGCTAAAGCTTATATTGAACCAACTAAAGCTCAAAATGTTAATGTTGGTGAAAAAATAACAACTTTAGACTTATACGTTTTAGGATATAATAACTTATCCCAATTAACTACTACATCAGATACTGTTAAATCTAATTTAATTAATTATTTATCTCAATATAGAGCAGTTAATGATTCTGTAAGAATTAAAGATGCCTTTATTATAAACATTGGTGTTAATTTTGAAATTATTACTTTACCTAATTTTAATAATAATGATGTCTTAATTAAATGTGTAACAGCTTTACAAAACTTTTTTAATATTCAAAACCAACAAATAAACCAGCCTATTGGTTTAAGAGATTTATACATCTTATTAGATAGAATACAAGGTGTACAAACAGTAAAAAATATTAGTATTGTTAACAAAACAGGATTAAGTTTAGGATATAGTAATTACGCTTATGATATTGCTGGAGCAACAAATAATAATACTATATATCCTTCACTTGATCCAATGATTTTTGAAGTTAAATACCCTAACACTGATATTCAAGGAAAAGTAGTACCTCTATAATAAAATAAAATGGCAGTATATAAAATATTCCCTACTAAAGACGCGACAATATATTCTTTATTCCCTAACATGAATACAGGGTTAGATGAGATGATTGAATCAACTCTTACTACTTTTGCTTATTCAACAGTTAACCCTCAAGCTAGCAGATTTTTAGTAGCTTTTGATGCTGCTACTATTGAAAATATTATAGAATCAACTACTTACTTAGGTATTAGTGGCTCAGAACAATTATTAGATACAGGATCTTGGACAGCAAATTTAAGATGTTTTGTATCTACAGCTACAGGTTTAGATATTAGTCCAACAGGAACCTTATTAGAAGTATACCCAGTTTCAGGTTCTTGGTCTATGGGAACAGGAAAATACTTAGATGACCCTATCTCAGTAGACGGTACAAGTTGGTATTGGAGAGATTATTCAGGTAGCAATGCTTGGACAACTATCAATTCTTCTTATAATCCTTATTCTACAGGTTCATATACAGGTTCATCTGATAATAGAAATATTAATGGATATGCTGGAGGAGGTACTTGGTTTACAGGTTCAACTGTATCTTATTTCAATACAGATACTTATCCTTTAAGAGCTACTCAATCATTCTCTTACTCAAGTGATAAAGATTTAAATGTAGATGTATCTAATGTAATTAGAGCTTGGTATACAGGAGCTATCCCAAATGATGTTTTTGATGGATTTATTGTAAAACAAATTCCTGAATTTACAAATAATGTAAATTTTCAACCTGAATTAAAGTATTATTCTTTAGATACAAATACTATTTATCCTCCACAATTAGAGTTTAAATGGAATGATTTTACTTATAATACTTCCTCAGCCATAAGTGAAATATCTGCTACACCTGTAACAGTTACTTTAGAACAGAATCCAGGAACATTTACTTTGGATAGTGTTAATACTTTTAGAGTAAATTCAAGACCAACATACCCTCCTAGAGTATGGCAAACAGCTTCTCTTTATACTACAAACTATTACTTACCAACAGCCTCTTATTATGCTGTAAAAGATTTAGACACAGATGAGTTTGTAATTGATTTTGATACAACTTATACTAAAATAAGTGCTGACTCAACAAGTAACTATTTCAAATTATTCATGTCTGGTTTAGAACCTGAAAGATATTATAAAATATTAATTAAAAGTACTATAGGTAACTCAACTATTGTTTTTGATGATAACTACTATTTTAAAATAATTAATGGCTAATATTAATTTAAATAAAGAAGTATATACTAGAACCCAATTTAAAAGGGTAGTAAACACTAATTTTACTCAATTAGTAGACACTACACCTCAGGTCACTTCCTCAGCCACAGATGCTTTAGATCAAAATCTTATCAATGCTAGGATAGTTCAATTCTTTGATTCTTATAATTCTTTATTTTTTGATATACCTCAATTTGGAGAAACAAATTCTCATGAGTACCTTATAAAAACTAGTAGTGAATACATAGGAACTTCAACTTTCCCAGATGATTTAGTTGATGCGCTTATAGCAGAAGTAGATTCATTGCGAGAAGAAAACCAACAATTACAACAACAAATAATATCAGGTAGTTTATAATGGCTGAAAATTATACTATAAATCAAATACCATACACTTTAGTAGTACCTTCTTATCCTACTTTGTCAGGAGAAGATAGTGGTTTAATTGGTTCCACAGAAGAAACAGGGTTTATATCCACATCAGGTAGCAGTGTTGAATTTGGTGTTTATGATTTAAATAATAATCTTTTATATTATAATTCTTCTTATAATAATTGGTCTTCAACAGGTTTAGGAAACAATGTTCAAGACAATACCTTAAGTACTATTGATATTAACCCAGCAAATGATGTTATTAATGCTGGTTATGATACAGGTCAGGTTTATACTACTTATGCTTTTTATAATAATGAGTTAGGATCATCTGATGCTAACAGATATTATATAAGTGAAATTTCATCTAATAGAACAGAAATTAGAATAGATAATACTAATATTTCTAATGAAAGTTTAGAAATTTTATATGATGAATTTTACGCTCAATTTAATTTAGATGCTACTTATGATTA